CTACGGCGCGAGCACGAACGTCAGCGCGAACTGATACCAGGCGTCGAAGTGGTACAGCGGATCGTTGGTGGTCGCGTCGATGAAGAGCGTGTGCGGGCCGGGATTGAGCAGCACCTGTTGAGGCGGCGGCGGATCGGAGACTACCGGTCCCATGCCCGCGCAGCCCTGATCGCCGCCCGGCGCATGGGCCGAGCCGACCAGGTTGCCGTCCACGGAGAGGCTCATCAGCTCGAAGTTCGGGTCCTCCGTCTCGCCCATTCCCGACCAGTTGACGGTCATCAGCATGGCCTTGGGAACCGTGATCTCGCAGGTCGCCGTGGCATACTGCGTGTAGGGGTTGTGGCTCTTGCAGTTCTGGTCGTACTCCCAGGTCAGCTTGAGCCCCAGCCCCTCGTCGAGGATGTACCACGGGCTGGCGGGCACGTCGGCGGGGTCGTCGTAGGAGCGATAGGCCCCGTCCTGGCCGCCGTCGATGAAACCGGTATCGGTGAACGACCAGCTCCGCGAGAACTCGATGCAGCAGGCCGGACAGGTCTCCTCGGCGTTGTAGACGGCCGCCTTGCCGCCCACCAGCACGCCGCGCTTGCCGCTCGCGATCACCACCGATTTGCCGGGATCACCCATGCCTTCCTCACGTTCCGTAGCCCGACGTTTCGCAGGCTTCCTGATCCACCATCTCGTTGATCCAGCCCAGGACGAGCTGTTCGTCGCCGGAGCCGTTGTCCTCGTAGTGGGCGTAGCCGAAGTCGGCGGCGATCATCTGGCCGACCGACGGCCGCTTCCATTTGTGGGGCGAGGAGGTCGGGTCGACGCTGCTCTCCAACAGATCGCCGCTCTCGATGTCATAGACGTTGTAGGTCCAGGACGCGGCGTAGGACTCGTCGCCCTGCGATCCGCCGGTCTGGCTCAGGTTGACCGGGAAGACGTGCAGCGGGATCGGTTTGCCGAGGCGGACGACCGCCCACTGCACGCCCGTGCCGCCCACGCGCCACAGGATCGCGGCCGAACCGCGCCGGTTGACCTCGAGGTTGGCCGTCGTGCCGCCCGCCATCTCGACGAAACGGGGTTCCTCCGTCTCGTCCACCACGTTGATCTTGACCGCGCAGACCCCGGCGGCGAAGGCCCGACCGATCTTGCCGCTGGCGATGGGCTCGGCCAACACGACGAAACGCCCCTCGTGCGTGTCTTCGACGGGCTGGACGCCCGCCAGTGCCACGCGGTTCTTGAACTCGTCCTCGTTGTAGGAAGGGTCGATCACCGGCGTATCCACGCCCAGGATTTCGAAGCGCTGCCGGTCACTGCCGGAGTCATTGCGCACGAGGATGATCGTGGCCTGCGGGAACGCGGGCTGCGCCCCCTGGCCGATATGCGCCGTGCGCTGGCGGAAGTCGATGGCCGCGTCGATGAAGGCGTTGTAGGCGCTGGCCGGGATGACCAGCGGCTGGCCCGCCTGGACTTTCTTGAGTGCGTCGCTCATGTGCCGATCCCCAGCGAGGAGAAGTTGCCTTCCTCGTAGACCTTCTCCACGTAGGCCCCGATGGGCTGCTTGACCAGCGTGTGGCTGGCCGTGTCCTCGATGTCGGCATAGCGCACCCAGAGGTATTCCCATCCCTTTTTGCTGATGCCGCTGATCGGCCCGACGGAGAGGCCCGTGCGGTTGGGCGACCCGGCGAACCGGAAGGTGATCTCCCAGTCGTCCGTGCCCCGCTTCGAGCCGCTGGCCCCCAGGAACAGGCACTCGCCCGCCGCCAGGCCCTTGAACGAGTTGTTGTTCACCTTTCCGGTGAGGCTGAAGAGCGTGTACTTGTAGGAGGTCGTCACCGTCGAAGACGGCACATAGTGCGTCTCGCTGAAGGTGTAGACCGGCACGGTGATGTCCACGCCCTCGACGTTGTCGTGCGTGACGCCGATGGCCCCCTTGAAGTCGGGCGCGGTGCCGGGATATTTGCCGATGGTCTGGAGCGACTGCGTGATGTGCTGCGTACCGCCGCCGGTGTCGAAGTTGAAGACCGACTCCCCCGTCGCGGGCGGGTCCTCGTGCTCGAAGGGCGCGTAGTTAACCGTGCCGGTCCAGATGCACTTGTCCGGATGCGCGGTGTCGATGTGGACCGGCTCCACGGTCACGGGCTGGCGCTTGAGGCCGTAGAGGACCGCCGGGGCGGTCGCCTTCAGAGCCGAGAGCGCCGCCGATTCGTCGGACGTGCCGATGATCTTGTAGAGCAACTCGGCCGACTGGGCGTCGGTCAGTTGCCGCGAGTCCATTCTTTCCGCGCAGACGATGGCCATCTCAATCCTCCTATGCGAACGTCAGCCCGCCGGTCTGGGCAGCCTGGACGAGTCTCTTCGTGTTCTTGGCGGTCTCCTCGGTTGCCGTGGCCGTCCGGTCCGCCGCATTCCCGGCGGCCAGCCCTTGGATCGCCGCCGCGTTGAACGTGCCGCGCACGCCGACTTTCTCAGCTTCCGCCTGCACGAGGTCGCCGATGTCCCCCAAACCGGCCAGGGCATCGCGGGCCTTCTGGAGGATGTCGTCCGGGCCCTCCGCCCCGGTTTCGGCCTCCTTCTCGGCGCGTTTGCGCTTGGCCGCGTCGATGGCCTCGCGCCATTCCTGGCGGGCCTTGGCCAGATCGGCCTCGTTCTCGGCCATGCGCTCGGCGTACTCGGCGTCGAGCTGGGCATGCTTGTCGAGGTTCTCCTGGCCGATCCCGGCCAGCGTCGCCTCATGCACCGCCGAGGCGCGGCGGCGTTCGGATTCCCGCTGGGCCTCGCGCTCCGCCGTCTTGCGCTTCTGCTCGTCCTCGATCTTCGCGATGGCGGCCTGTTTATGTTCCTCGACCATGCGGTTTTCGGATTCCAGGTCGACCGAGTCGTCGAACAGGCTCCTGATCCAGTTCCAAGCCTTCTGCGCCCCGGCCTTGATGTTCTGCCAGGTCTTGGCGAAGAAGCCGGTGAAGTCGGCCCACAGCTTCGAGAAGAAGGCCGTGGTCTCGATCCAGCCGACCTCCAGCGCGTTCCACACCATCTCCACGGCGGCCAGCATGCCGTGCCAGGCGTCGTAGCCGATGCGGATGAAGAAGTTTCGGAAGTTGAGCCAGGCCTTCTCGAGGAAGTTGACGCCGCGCGTCCACTCCATCTTGATCATGAGCCACAGAATCTTGACCGCCAGCGCGATGTCGCCCGCCGCCAGCGCGTCTGCGATGCCGCCGAACGAGGCCAGCGCGTCCTCCTTGAGGACCTTGAACCGCTCGCCCAGCCAGGCCAGCGCCTTGGCCCCGGCACCCGTCACGTAGAGGAGCGCCGCTCCGAGCGCGACCACGGCCGCGATCACCAGGCCGACTGGCGAAACGAGGAACGCGATCACTGCCGCCAGAATCTTCAGTACCGCCATGACGGCGGTGACGATGGTCGCGAGCACGCCGAACGCCGTGCCCAGGCCGGAGATGATCGTGCCGAGGACCGTGAGTCCGATCCCCACGGCCACGACCACGGCACCGACCTTGAGCGCGCTGACGATGAAGCCCCGGTTCTGCTTGATCCAGTCGCTCGCGACCTTCATGACACGCATGATCTTGTTCGCGAGGTCCTGGAGCGTGGGAGCGAGCGCCGCGCCGATGTTGAACGCGCCCATGCGGATGACCTTCCAGAGCCGGTCGAGCGTGTCGGAAAAGACCTCAGCGGCCTGGGCGTCCTCGGTGCTCATGGTCAGACCCAGCTGCCGGGCCTGCTCCTGCAACACCTCGATTCCCCGGGCCCCACTGGCGAACATCGGCAGGAGCTGCGTGCCCGACCGCCCGAAGATCGTCATAGCGAGCGCCGCCTTGCGCGTGGGGTCCTCGATCCGGCTGATCCGCTCGGCCAGCAGCTTGAACTGCTGTTCCGGGCTGAGGCCCTCCAGGTTGGCGACAGTGAGCCCGAGGTCCGCGAACGCGTCGGTTGCCGTGCTCAGGCCGCGATCCGCATCATAGATTGTGCGCTGCATCCGGCGGAAGCCGTTCTCCAGTTCGGAAACCTCCACGCCGCTCTGCCCGGCGGCATACTGGAGTTCACTCAACGCCTCGACCGTGAGGCCCGTGCGGCGGGCCATCTTGGCGACGCTGTCGCCGAAGCCGCTGAAAAGCTTGGCTGAGGCCGCCAGCGGCGCGAGGATCGCCGAGCCGAAGGCCACGGTCTTGAGGCCCAGGTTCCGCACCGAGTTGCCGAACGCCTTGAGCTTCTTCTCGGCCAGGCGCAGTCCGCGCACGAGCTTGGTGTCGTCGGCGAATAGCTCGACGAACGCCCGTCCGGCCCGGATTCCCTGCGCAGTTGCCATCGTTCCTCCTCACAGAAGCCCATTTCGGTCGACCAGGATCGCCAGGGCGACCACCGCCGCCACGATCACAAGCGCCACGATTCCGACTATGATCTTCACGGCAGGTCCTCCCCATCGACCGGCAGCGCATACCAGCCCTCGGGCAGGTCCATGCGGCCCTCGACCACCTGGCCGTCCGCCTCCTTGACCCAGACCTTCACGTCCGGGACCGTCTCGCGCAGGCGCACGGGCGTGCCGTGCGGCACGTAGACCGTGCGCACGCAGCCGGTCAGGAGCATGAACGGCAAGAGGAACGGGATCAGGTGTTTCAACAGCCTCATGATCTCCACCAGTGCTTGCGAACCCTGTCGCGTAGTCGGTCCCGCGTCTGCCGGTCGGGATCGGCGCTCCCCGCCGTAGGCCGCGATTGCCTCGCGAGCCACGGCAGGAGCGCCTGAAACAGGGCGGTCAGTATGGCGACCAGCCATTTCACCCCGCCGCCTCCACAGGTGCGGGGGCGTCCAGGTTCCCGGACGCCTCCAACTCGGCGTGGATGATCTGGATGCCCTCGCGCAGCTCGTTCTTGGTCTCGGCGTCGGCGGGTTTGCCCCGAGCCTCCTCGTAGACCTTGAGCACATAGTTCAGCGCCGCGTTCAGGCGGTTGAACGCCTTGTTGGGCGTGTCGTCGGGGATCTCCTTCTCGGCCCACTTCACGGCCGCGATGATCGTTCCCTCGAACGCCTGCCACGCGGGCTTCGCCACGTACAGCCGGTTGAGCAGCCAGAGCAGGCCGCCCGCCATCAGCGCGATCACGGCGGGGCTGTTCACCACATCCCACGCCACTTGCAGAAACGCAGTCCAGTTCATCTCTTCATCCTTTCCGGCCCATGAAGGCCTCTCTCATCATTGCCAGCGATTCCTCGTCCACCTCGATCCGCTCCCGCCGGTCCTGGCGGGCGTATGGGTCGAAGTCCGACGGCTTGAACGGTCTTGTCCGCTTCGGGTCCCTGTTGGCGTTGGCGACCAGTGCGCAGAGAAGCGACGTGTGCGCCCACCGCTCGCGCCCCAGTCCCTCGGCCATCCAGAGCAGTTGCCGCAGCGTCAGGGGACATGGGTCGACGCCGACGCTTCCGGCGATCCGCCAGACATCGCCCCACGGATCGTCGCGTCGATGTCGAGCGCGTCGATCCGCGTCTCCACCGCCGCTACCGCCGCCTCGATCATGGCCATCTGCTTGGCGACCGCCTTGGCCCGGTCGTTGCGGCCGCGCGACCGGAAAAAAGAGATCAGCTCCTCGTAGAAGGCCTTCTGCGCCGCGAGCAGCGTCTGGCCGTCGAAGCTGGAGCGCACGTCCTCGTCGGTCACCTTGTTCGCCTCGAACTGCCCTTCGAGCATGGCGCAGAGAACCTCGCCCAGGAGCATCTCGTCGGTTCCGAGCCGCGTCAGCAACGGCGGGTCGCCCGCCTCGGGCTGGAGCAGATCGATGTCGAGCTTCGCCTTGACCTTCATGGCCGTGCCCAGCGTCAACGTGAGCGTCCAGGTCCGGCCTGCCGCATCCGTGAATGTCTTCATGGCGATCAGGCTCCACCGACCCAGCTACGGAACTCCGCCAGCTTGGCCGTGACGCTGACGGTGATGGCTTCCTCCAGCGCCTCGTTGCGGCTGAAGGAGGTGATGGCGAAGTCGCCGTCCGGTCCCTGGCCGCCCGCCTGGTCGAGAATCTTCAGCGCGACCAGCCCCGCCGTGAGGAAGGCGTTCTTGATCGCGGAAAACCCCGCGTCGGTCGGGTCCCACACCATCTCGAACTCGGCGGTGCATTCGCGCAGCGTCGGCGCGGTCGCCCGCCAGCCCAGGTTGGCGCGGGTGGTGACATCGGCCTCGCCCGCCTCGAGGGTGAGCGTCACGTCCCGGACGTTGCCCATCTCGGTGGAAGCCGAACCGCCCGCCGCGCCGTAATACAGCTTGGCATTCATGCCCAACACAAATTCAGCCATGACTCGTTCTCCTCATTTCACGCTGTCCCGCCACATGGCGGGCAGCTTCGGTTGTTCCTTCTCGAAGGCCGGTCCCATGTAGGGCCGCGCCCGGTATGTCGCCCGCTCGCGCTTGCCCCGGCGCACGAGCGTCGTCTGCCCGCCGTACTCCAGCAGCGAGGGCGCTTCGCCTTGACCGCGCCGGTCGAGCCGCGTCGGTCCGATCACCACGCTGCGCTGCTCCGGGTCGTAGCCGAAGAAGATGAACTTCTTGAGCAGCCCCGTATGCGAGCTCGGTGGCGATCCGGGCGGCGCGGCCTTTCTGCGCCGCCGGAGGCTCCCCTTGGCCGTGCGTCGCACGAACGCGCCGAACTTCGAGAGCACCTTGCGCGTCGCGGGGTCGATCCGCGAGGTCACCGCCGGACGGTCGAAGAAGAGCTGCTTGATCTCGAAGCCGATCATCCGACGCTCCTGTAGGTGACCGTCAGCACGCTCGTGAAAGCCCGCTGGTCGGCCAAGTGTTCCGGCGCATAGACCGGATCGTTCCGCGACCGCAGCCATACCGCATGCGGCGTGGCGGCCAGCGGACGCCGTCGCAGGTATGCCGCGATGGCGTCCACCAGGCCGCACAGCCCCGCCGTTTCGGTGTCCAGGTCCTTGCCCAGCTTCTTCTGCACGCCGATGTCGATCTGGCAATCGAACTGGCCGACCGACCGCGTCGATCCGCTGATCTCGACCGCCTTGGGCACCACCGTGACCTTCAACTCCGCCAACTCGGCGAGGTCGAACTCCGGCAACACCCGCCGCGAGGCGGTGAAAGCCGGATCGAACGTCCCCGCCGGTGCGGCGTTGAGTTCGGCCACGACGGCATCCGCGATGTCGATCACCAGCGCCATAGGTCAGTCCAGTTGCGAAACGACGGCTTCGAGTTCGGTCTTCACCTCGGCGGCCTGGGCGATCTGCCGGTCGATGTTCGCCTCGGCCTGCGCCAGCAGGTCCTTGGCGTTCAGCTTCGCCTTGGCGGCGGGAAGCTGCTTGGTCATGCGCTCGTTCAGGGCGGCGATCTGGTCGGTCACCTGCTGCTTGTTCAGCAGCGACCTGCCATTGACCACAATGGCCTTCTTGCCGTCCACGTTTGCGATCTTGATCTCGGGCTTCATGGGCACTCATCCTTTCCTTGTTACACGGTTCTCAACGCATGCTGCGCGGCGTCATGCACGTCCTCGAGCACGGTCCGCACAGCCGACAAATCATCCCGCACGCTCTCCAGCAGGGGGCGACCGTTCATCCAGTCGTAGAGGTAGTAGTCGAGGTTGTTGTTGATCGTCTGGAGCCAGGGCTGCATGGCGTTCTGGTCGTAGAGGTGGTAGTAGAAACCGGCGTCGATGGCGTAGTAGACCATCTCCAGCCAGGCCTGGGACGCCCACGGACTGTAGAGGTCGTTGTGGATGGTTTGCATCCACGGCTGCCACAGGTTCTGGTCGTAGAGGTGGTAGTAGAATCCATTGTCGACGGCGTAGGTCAGCGTCTCTAACCACGGCTGCATGTTCCACTGGTTGTAGAGGTAGGTGTTCAGGTCGTAGTTCGTCATCTCCAACCAAGGCATGAGGCTCATCTGGCTGTAGAGATCGTTGTGGATCGTCTGCATCCACGGCTGCCAGCTGCCCATGTCGTACAGGTAGTACTCGTTGTCGTAGCGGATCATCTCCAGCCACGGCATCATATACATCTGGCTGTATAGGTCGTTGTGGATCGTCTGGAGCCTCGGTTGCGGGGTGTTCCAGTCGTACAGCCAGTACTCCATGTCCATGCGGATCATCTCGAGCCAGGGCATCATGCTCCACTGGCTGAAGAGATCGTTGTGAATGGTCTGGAGCCAGGGCTGACTGAAGTTCGGGTCGTACAGGTGGTACTGGTTGTCGTTGCGGATCAACTCCAACCACGGCATGAGGTACATCTGGCTGTAGAGGTCGTTGTGGATGGTTTGCATCCACGGCTGCCAGGTGTTCTGGTCATAGAGGTGGTAGTAGAACCCGTCGTTGATCGACCGGTCCACCGTCTGGAGCCACGGCTCCCATCCCCACATCGAGTTGTAGAGGTAGTAATCCAGATCGTAGTGGAGCGTCTCCAGCCACGGCATGAGGCTCATCTGGCTGAACAGGTCGTTGTGAATGGTCTGGAACCACGGCTGCCAAGCGTTCTGGTCGTAAAGGTGGTAGTAAAAATTGTCGTTGATGGAGCGGTCGACGGTCTGGAGCCACGGTTCCCACCCCCACATCGAGTTGTAGAGGTAGTAGTTCAGGTCCATCTGCAGCATCTGCAGGTAGGGAGCCATACCGAAGTCGAACAGCCCGAGATTCAGGCGGTCCTGCACATCGGTGAGCGTCATCCCGCCGGGGCCGGTCAGTCCCTGGATGATGCCGTCCACGTCCGTCTGGACGAGGTCGGCGTTCACCGTTGAAAAGATCGTTCCGCCGTAGGGCATTACCAAGTCCCTCCGACCACCGTCACCACGTCGCCGGGCGTGCCCTTGATGACGATTTCATTGAGGTTGACGCTCCAGAAGTCGTGCCACTCGCCCGGCACCCACGGGACGTCTGAGCCGTCGTCGCCCCGGAAATAGACCGTGCCGCCGTTGGTGGGCAGGCTCGCGAGCGTGACGGAAGCCACAAGCTTGCGATCCGCAAGCGGCTGGTAGTCGGCCGTCACCTCGACCCTTCTCATGATCACATTGTTCATTCGCTTGCCTCCTTCAGCCGGTGGCCCAGGCCACCAGCACCGACGCGAAAGCGGTCACCGCCGAGCCGACGATCAGCCAGACCAGCCGGGAATAGCGCCTCGCGTCCTGTTCCAGCCGGTCCAGCCGCAGCGCGATGCCGGGCTTGCCGTTGCCCCGGATGGCCTCGTCGAGCCGGTCGAGCTTGACGCGGATTTCCGCGAACTCGCGCTCGCACGCGGCCCGGAACTCGCCGCTGATCGTCATCTCGCTCACGGTTCTGCTCCCACGTCCTTGGTGTGGATGCGGTAGGTCTGCCGGTAGGGATCGCTCCAGCGCCAGCAGCCTTCGCCGCTCAGATTCATGACCTCATACCGCCGCCCATTGGCCGCGATCACGTCGCCCGGTTCGGGGTCGAATCCCAGTTCTTCGGCCAGGATCAAGAAGTCCCAGACCTGGCCGTTGACTGTGAGACCCGACTCGTCGGCGACCTCGAACACCGTCCTGCCGTAGGTCGCGTGGATGCTTTTCGCGTCCGGCGGCCTGCGGTACTCGACCGGGCTGGAACAGTGCGTGGTGCGCTGCTGTTCCAGCCACTGCGAGCCTTGTTGGAGGAGGTCGCCCACGGTCGGTCTCCGTTATTGACTCAGGCGCACCCGCACAAGGGCGTCGTCATCGGACGCCGCCTTCACGGTCTTGCCGATTTCCTTATTCGCGCCCGCCTCGCTGTCGGCCTTGGCGACCTGCTCGGCCACGTCCCAGTAGACGCGGGTTCCCGCCGCGATGGCCGTGCCCGCGCCTGCCGCCTTGGGGAAGTCGAAGAGGCCGGTCACGGCCAGCGCCCCGAGTTTCCCGGTCTGGATGTCGAGCTTGGCGACTCCCACGAGTTCGCCTTGCACAACGACATCGCCCGCTGCCACGTTCGCGACGGGGGTGTAATCCACCGCGTCGCCCGTCTGGATGTACTTCACGCTCATGTCATGTCTCCTTGCGGTTTACGCATCGCCCTTGAATTTGGTCATGCCCCGGTAGTCCTGCTCGCGCACGCCGAGGTCGAAGATCACCCGGAACTTCACGCCCAGCGTGTCGAAGTCGGTCTCGCCCTGCTCGACGAGCGGGATGCGGCGGCCTTTGAGGTAGCCGATCTCGAACGTGTCCACGACCGCCGGGTCGGCGAACAAGTACCAGGCCTTGACCGAAGAGCCAGGATAGTTGGCATTCGAGAGGTACGGGCTCGTCACGACCTCGATGTCCTCATCGGCGAGGGCGTTGTAGGTCGGGATGCGGGCCTTGTTCGAACTGCCCGTGGCGAAGAACGTCACGGAGTTCAGCAGCTCCCGCGCCGTCATCTTGAGCGCCGTCGGCACCACCAGGAAACGCGGATGCACGTTGATCGGCTGTCCGTCGGCATCGGTCTGATCCATGAAGAGCTGGATCGCCAGAGCCAACGCGTCGCCGGAGAGCGCCGTGTCCGCGCCGTCCCGCCAGTTCTTGTGGTCGGCGTGGAACAGCGTCTTGCCGTCGCCCTGCACCGGGTTGGAGAGCAGGCGCATGAAGAAGAGCTGGTCGATCTTCCGCGCAGCTCGCGCGCCCATGCCCTCCGGCACCTTCAGGAAGGCAGCCAGATCGTCGTTGTAGATCATCTGCCGGGTGAGGCTGAAGATCTTTCCGAACGTGTCGAGTTGGTTGGTCGCTTTCTCCTCAACCAACCCGCCGTGCTTGAGCTCACCGTCCGGCGCGACCGGTTCGAGGTCGCCCACGTCGGTCAGGCGGTAGCGCTCCGACTCTTTGAAGTCGTTCAGTTCGCCCTCGGAACATATCTTGGTCGCGATGACGGGTTGCGCCTCGAAGGCCTTGAGCAACTTCTTGTTGGCGACGTTGTTGAGGATGCCCGGCAGCGACACCGTCGAGAACGCGGCCCGGATCGTGTCGTTGCCAAACGACCGGGGGACCGTGCGTCCCTCGAGTTCCGCGCACTCCTCGAAGACCTTCTGGAGCGAGATGTCCCGGCTCTGGAGCGCGGACTCGACGACCTGCTCGCCATAGGACTTGACCAGGGCCGTGTCGTCGATCCCCGCGCGCAGGCAGAGCGCCGCCTCCAGCGTCTTCAGGCTGAAACTCGCGCCCTTGTCGCTGCGGGTCACGATGTTGACGTCGGCCTGGGGACGGTTCTCCCGCATGGCCTTCAACACCTTCTGCGAGGTGTCCTCGACGCTCCATCCGAGCCGGATCGCGTCGCGCTCAATACGCGGGAACTCCCCGCCACAGATCTCCTGGATCGCGGACACGCGATCCCGTTCGGTGCGGACGGCGGCCTGCGCCTCCTCCCGCGCCTGGATGATGGCCTCGGCGGCGGTGGGCCTGGCCTCGCCAGGTTTCACTGCCTGTACCGCGCGACCGTCAGGCGCGTCCTCGCCGTCCGGCTTCCCAACAGCGTTCGTTTCCGCCTCGTACATCGCCTTGAGATTCGCGGTCTGATCTTCCGACAGGTCCGCGAGCACAAAGCCCTTCGCCTCGACCCACTTTTCGAAGTCCATTGTCATGACCTCCATGTTGCTGTTGCCTTCAATGACCGGAATGCGCCCGGCCTCCACTTTCGCCGTCGTCGCGTCGTCCGCGCCGAGCGCCACGAAACTCACTTCGCCCAGCTTCGCCTGGCGGACCATGTAGACCGGCCCGGCGAATTCCTTCCCGTTGGCGGCCGCCGTCTTGCCCTCGGGCACGAAGACGACCTTCTTCACCGCCGCGCCCAGGCTCGCCTGCCAGGGAAAGCCGTTGTCGGACGCGCCCACCACTTCCCGCGCCGCGCTGCCCACGCCGGAAATCACTCCGGCGACGGTCAGTGCGGTGCCTTCCACGCCGACGGTGTCGGTGTGCCCGACGATCCGCGCGGTGTCATGGTTCATCAGGATCGGCCGCGACTTCTTGCCGAGGGCCAGTCCGGTGAGGTCCACGACCACCGGATGCGGCCAGCCCGCAAGCGCCATCGCGCCGCCGGTGTAGGCGGTCATGGTAAATCGCCGCAGCGTCTTGCCGTCGTCGGCTGTCGCCGCCTGGAGACTCACGTCACCCGCTTCGGCGCGGATGTAGAACCCTCCAGGCACGGTCTTTCTCGTCCTATTCATCGTCGTCTTTCTCCTCCGTCTTGTTGCCGGGGGCGGACGGAACGGTTTCCGTCGCACCGAGTCCGAGTTCATCCATGAGGGCTTTCTCCTTGGCGCGTTGTCGCAGTTCCATTTCCCAGTCCTTGCCCTGCCGGGCGTACTCGTGCGCGAGCGTGGTGGTGTGGTTCCGCAGCCGGGTCTCCTGCGCGTTGGCTTCCTTGGCGGGGTCGACGTGTTCGAAGCCGTCCCAGAACCACTGGTGCGGGGGGATGACGCCGATCAGCCCGAGGTTCCGGGTCAGAACGGCGTATTCGCGGAGCCATGCCGTAAGCACGCGGTCGAGAACCCGAGAGGCCGTGAACGACTGATCTACGCGAATCGACTTGAAATAGGTCTGGTGATCCAGACGGCCGGAAGCATAGTTGTAGCCCGAGGAGTTGCCCGCCGCGATGTTGAACGGCATGTTCAGGCAGCGGGCGATCTCGTTCAGTATCTCCTTCTTGAACTCGGCGTAGGTCGTGGCCGGTTGCATCGGCTCGACCTGGCTCATCTTCCAGCCGCCGGGCATGGTCATGAGCATGTTGCGCTCGAGCTCGATCAGGTCCATCGGCTCAACGGCGTCCGCTTCCCCGTTGGCCGGGGCATCGGTGTAGAGGATGCCCGCGAAGTCGGCCGCAGCCTCTGCCGCCGAGAGCACGGCCAGGGTGAACCGCCGGAGCTGCGCGAAGAGCGGCAGCGCGGGCGTGATCTCCGGGATGCCGCGATGCTGGCCGGGCCGGTCCTGTCGGAAGACGTGGATCATGGCCGGGGCCGGGACCGTGGTGAAATCGTCGAAGACCATCCGGTAGGCGCTGCCGGGATGGTTCTTCATCACGCGGTAGGCGATGGGGTTGCCGTAGTCGTCCAGCACGAGACCGTCCACCTCGTGCTCGTCCTGGATGTGCCGCCACGGACTGGCGACCTGGTCGGCCTCGACGAGCAGCATGTCGATCTGCACGTCGTGCTCGACGAAGGGGTTGAAGGCCAGCACGGCAAAGGCTTCGCCATCCTGCGAACGGGACATGCGCATGGTGCGCAGCTTCTGCGCGAGGCCGACGGCCTGCGCCCAGGAGTGGAACGCGGTCTCGACGGTATGGTTCAGGAAGGGGTCGTCAGAAAGCATCTGGAGCCGGGGGCCAGTGCCGACGCTGTCGTTGGCCAGCGTCAGGACGATGCCCCGGGCGTAGGAGTTGTTCGCGACCTCGTAGCGGGCGCGATTGCGCAGCGTGCGGCGCACCTCCGGGCTGGCGGCTGCGTCGGCGGAGAGCGCGTCGGCCCGCGCCCAGTGGCGGCGGTTGTTGTCGGTGGTCTCGGCCGAGTCGAACCCGGCCCGTACCCGCCGCCGCGCCAGGGCGCGAACGTCGACGCGCCGCAGGGCGGGCTTCTGGAACCCGCCCAGGCGGACCGGCGTCCTCGTGGCGTTGTCGGCAACCTGCACCATCATGCGCTCCCCGGGGGCACGAGTTTCGACATGCGGATACCCAGTCCTCGGGACCGGGCCGCCTTCTTGGAGGCGAGATACCGGTCAGCCGCGATCTGGTCGTTCAGCGGGTGCTGTTCCACGCTGCCGGAATCGCCGCTGGCCCGCTTGGGACCCTTGGCGCTCTCCTCGATGGTCTTGTCGATCTCGTCCGCCATGTATCGCTCTCCAGCAGGTACCGGATGCAGTCCGCCCGCTGAGCGGGACAGGACCGCCGGTGTTGCCCACTGCGATACTTACCCGGCGGAATGGCGAAATGACGGACGGGAGTGAAGAATTCTACGGCGTGTTCTACGGGTAGAACATGGAGCGAGATAGCACATGTATTTTGGGTCGGAATCGGATAGACTAGCTCTCGTTTTGATGGAAAGTGGACACCTATGACGGATACGACACCCAGTAGCCGAAGACTGGCCCAGACGTGGCCGTTTCCCCGCTACTACGCATATCAGCGCATGATGCGTGAGACGGCGACCCGATGGTTTGACGGAAAGAACCTACCCCGCGACGCGAAGTACTCCTTCATTCTGGACAAGTGGGAGAACTGGTCCAGCAACCTCGTCCTGCCGGAGGTGGCCGAGTACATCAAGCGGCACAAGGCGATCTGTGAAAGTGAAGGGAAGCCGTTTCCTCTTCACAAGTATCTGCACCACGGTCTCAGCAGTCAGGCCATGGCGTTCAATCTCGTCGGGCCGCTCATCGTGCGCCATGACTACGATCCACTGCTGGCCGCGCTTCGATCTGTCGGGGTCTCGTGCGAGAAGCAGTTGGAGGACGCGGTGTTCGAGTTCGAGGACCGCAAGGTCTTCAACGAGGACGCGGGACAACCCACGTCTATCGACATCGCCCTGCGCGACGCGTCTGGGCGGCCGTTCGTATTCATCGAGTCCAAAATGATGGAGGCGGAGTTCGGCAGTTGTACAGTCCTCGGCATGGGCGATTGTGCCGGAAAGAATCCACTGCCCGCGAAGACCGGCTGCTACCTTCACCACATTGGACGCCGATACTGGGCGCTGGCCGAGAAGCACGGGCTCGCAGATCTGATGAAGGGCGAACGCCAATGCGTCCTGGCGTTGAACTACCAGTTCTTCCGGGAACTGCTCTTTGCGCTTGAGTATGGCGGCATCTTTGTCCTGTTGCATGACGAGCGAAGTCCGGTTTTCCACTGCGACACTGGTTCCGATTCCGGCGGCATCATGCCCTTTGTGATGCAGTTCGTTCCCGATGGGTTGCGAAGCCGGGTGGCTTCATTGAGCATGCAGATGCTGGCCAGGCACATCGCTGACTCAGGACGGCATGCGGACTGGATCGGCGACTTCCGGCAGAAGTACGGCCTGTGACCACCGATCAGGTAGACGCCGCCTCATACGTGGTCACGCGCCGCCCGCAGTTCCGGCATTCCCGGCGGCGCAGGATGCGTCCTCCGATGGACCGGCGGGTATAGAGAACGCGGAAGAGCCTGCACCCGCACGACGGGCATTCAATGCCGCGCTTCTCCTGTTCGAAATGGACTGTGGCCACCGTGACCGGCTTGGACGTGTCACTCATCGCCGTCTGCCTTTCTGGAGCGCAGAGAGTTTCATCGGCCCCTTCTTGGTCGCGGCCTTGGCGTCCGTGCCGGGCAGGATCGCGCCCTGGATCGAGGCGGCCACGGCACACCCGACCAGACCGTCGAGCCAGTGGTTGTCCTGCGCTTCCGGCCGCATACGCCACTCGTCGACCACACGGCCGCGCCCCTCGGTCCGCACCCGGTACTCGGCGGTGAGATGCTCGGCGAGAAGCCTATGCGCCTCGGCGTCGCGGCCGAAGAGCGAGAGACATCCCCGGTCGCCCATTGGGACCGCCAATCGCGCGTGGATGAAGCTCTTCCAGAAGTTGGAGTCGAAGACCGCGTGCCGGACGGCCCGTTTGCCCTGGACATTCGGAATGCGCCAGTTCAATCCGACCCGGTCGCCGCGCCTGCGCTTGTACTCTGCGAACGGCATGCTGGCCGCGCCCACGAACCGGCCATGGCTGGGAAGCAGGACCGCCGCGTGCGCGCTCTGGCGGCAGAACTGGTAGACCACGTCGGTCGAGGTGCCCCAGTTGGCGTCGATCAGGCAGCGGTCCACGCGCATCATCGCGCCGTCGTCGCGCCGCCACTCGCGGTTCAGGTACTCGCCCGTGAGACGCTCCAGCCCGGCATAGATCGCGCCCTCCAGTCCGGTGCCCTTGGCCGCGAGTTGCAGCGTCCGCTGCGCGTCCCGGAGCGTGAAGTAGGCGCGCCGCTGGTCGGGGTAAGCGCCATAGTCCACCACGTAGCCTGTGAAATCCTCCTCGAACGCCGCGACGACCCAGTAGAGGAGCTTGCCCTGGACGTCGACAAACATTGTCAGGTGCGCGACACCGACCGGGATCTCGCCGCGCCGCATGCCATTGAGTTTTCCGGCAATCTGGTCGGCCGAGAGGAGTCCGTCGTCCTCGACGCCCTTGTCCGGCAGCGGTTCATTCTGGTACTCGGCGAAGAACGCGGCCTCGTCCTGGAGTTTCAGGTTCATGGCGTGCTGGATCGCCGACGCCTCGTCGTGGTTGAACCGTTCCGGCCACGCGACCTCCGCATCCTCGTCGAGCGCGTCCTGGTTGGCGCGGTAGAACGCCGTCGCCCCGCGCAGGTCGCCGTGCTTGCGAAGCGATTCGGCCCGCGCCTCGGCATATTCGCCCCACAACTTCTCGTTCGAGGGGAAGCGGTACACCATCCGCGTCCGCTCTCCGTTCCATTCCGGGTGCTTCTCCCGGTCGAGGACGCTGTCGGCCATGTCGCCGGGACGGATGACCGTGCAGGGCATGATTCCGGAGATCTTCTTGCCGGGACCGGCGAGCCCAAGGACCGCGCCCGCGAGGATGCGTTCGCGTGTGGCGCACTGTGAGAGCGACCGCGCCGACTCGTCGGTCTGGGGGTCGTCGAGCACCACCAGCGTCGGCCGGACGGTCTGCCCGTCGGCGCGCTTGTATTTCATGCCCCGGATGCGGCCGGTGATCCCGGCTACCTTTATGATCGCCGCGCTGGCCCTCGATCCGGGCATGGTCGGGAGCACGATCTCATTCGCCGTCCACCCGATGTGCGTCCGCTCGCCCTTGTAGAGTTGGCCCGAGCAGCGGTTTGCGATGCCGTCCAGGCATCGGATCGGGTAGACCACTTCGGGGAAGTCGGCCTCCAGGATGTCGTTGCCGTCCAGTTCCATCTTGATCGAGTCGAGCATCTCGACGGCATGGACCTCCGATGCGCCGATCAGGCAGACGAACTCCCGGTGGCCGTAGAGGACGGCCCAGAGACAGGCGCACTCCGCGATGCTGGTCTTGCCGCTCCCGCGGGGCATGGCGAGCGCGAAAAGACCGCCGTGCAGGACCGCCTGCTCGATGCGGCCGATCACCTTCAGATGATCCGCCGACCACGGCAGATGGAACGTCCGGGGGAAGTACGCCTGGCAGAAGAAGCGGAAGTCCGACGCGGCTTGATCCTTGCGCTCCGGGTCGGCGACGGCGGGCAACTCACCGATGTCCCGCCCGGCCTCCGAGAGCGCCCGGTTCCGGGCGGCGGCACGCTCCTTGAGCGCCTCATACTCGGCGGTCGGGTCCACGATCTTCCGGGGCGCGCTCCGCTGCTCGACGAGCCATGCCACGTACCGGAACAGGTCCACCCGCCGCCCGTCGCCGATGCGGAACCCGGCCCGCATGCGGTGGCGGTAGAGGTGGCGCTCGTCGATGACCGTCCCGAGCGGCGTTGAGTTCAGCAGCCGCGCCAGGTCGGCGGGCTTGAGGTTTCTGGGGTCAATCGCCACGGGCAGCCACCTCCTTAACCAGCCACGCGGCGTAGTGGACGAGGTTGACAGTCCCGTCCGGGTTGACCGGCGCGCCCGCATCCACGTCCCGGCGCAGCATCTCCGGGGTGATCGTCCGACCGGCGCTCTTGGACAGAAGCCGGGCCAGATCGGCCAGCGGCAGGGCCGTCACTTTGATGCCCGACGGGGGTATAGAAGCACTATCGGGCATGGCCGCGCCCCCCATGCACATTCCGTGCCTGAATGGCCGGATTCCCGCGCCCGGACGGCCGGAAAAAAGATGCAGAAATCTTCGCTGAAGCCCTTGGCTTCCCGCGCCATAAATGGCTCACATGAAGGCGCTTGCACGGATTGGGCCGCGCGGCGGAAACGAAAGGAAGACGACGATGACGACACGGAAACAGATCGAGGCCGAACGGATCACGCGCCAACTCAAACAGACCGCCGCCGAGCGGTACGCCGACCAGCGCAACGACGTGGCGGTCCTGATGGACTGCATCCAGATGGAACTCGACGCGCACGCCGAACGCGCCGCCGCGAAGGCGACCGACTGGGGGTACGTCGGGGACATGGGCCGCATCCGCGAGTCGATGCGCGACATCCTCCAGACGCTCCTGATCGGACGGCACGGATGGAGCGAGACCGACGCGGCGCGCTTTGTGACCGACCACCTGGAAGCGATGCGCGAGGACCGCAGCCGCTAACCCGAAAGGAACACGACGATGACCACCACGCACAAGATCGAGACCCACGAATGGCTGATGGCACGCGGCCGCGACGGCGTCCGCAGGATCGAGAAGCTGGGATGGCCCCGGCTCGCCCGCATCTACCGCGCCAACCGCCCGAACAGCCCGATCCGCAGATCGATCAACGCCGAGTGCCGACGCCTCGGATACACGCCGCGCGTGATCCTCGGCATCAACGCCTGAACACCAGAAAGGAACGACGCCATGAAGGTCAAACGCATCGAACTCGAAGGACGCGCCGGACGCGTCGCCATCGAACGCGAGGGCGACAACATCCGCATCGACAGCATCATCAGCGACCCCGGCAAGGAGCAGGCCTGGTTGACGCGGGTGGTCTCGTCCAAGCAACTCGTCCACGCCGACGCCAGCGAGAACGAACTCTGGAGCCTCGCCCAGATCATTCAGCGCCGGTGCGACGGCGTGCGCGGCACGAACGGTGACATCGATGACTACTACCGCGAACTGCAACGGTTCGCGGACTGAAAGGAGAGCGCCATGAACGAACAGACCATGCAGACCACACTCAACGCCCTGATCGCCGAGGCGATGCTGACGCTCGACCTCGGCGAGGACCTCTGCGAGGTCCCCGAGGAGATCGCCAACGTCGAGTCGGTGATGACCTTCGAGGAGGCGGGAATCCTGACTACGAACAAGGGGCTCGTCATCCGCATGAAGGACCGCCGGGAGTTCCAGATCACCATCGTCCAGAGCAAGTAACAACAACCCGCCCGCGACGCCGGGCACAACCGAGAGGAAACGACCATGACCGACAGCAAGACGCAACACACCCCGGGACCGTGGAAGGCCGTGGAGGCACCGTACAACCCGAAGGGATGGCTCTGGGTCCAGAACGGACCCGGCGCGCTGCTCGCCGACGTGCACCAGAACAAGAACATCCCGCTGGAAGCCAGAAACGCGAACGCCCGCCTGATGGCTGCCGCGCCCGACCTGCTGAAAGCGTGCGAGGCCGTACTGGCGGTTCACAACCTGCCACGCGGCATGAACGAACGGCACGGCGTCATGGCGATGGTAGAGGCTGCCATCGCCCAGGCGACGGCGAACGACTGAGAACGAACTTGGCCGGGGCATGGTGCCGTCGGCCGCAACGAGGAGAGGAGAGACGCGATGAAGAAGTCGGGAACGAAGAACGCGGGTAAGCAGGAGAAGACGGTGAAGGAACCCAAGCCGAAGAACGGGAAGCCGAAGGCCGCCAAGGTCGAGCTGCCGAGCGAGCGGCTGGGCGTACCGCCCACGACGCCGGACGTCGACACGAAGGTCGCCGCCGCCGAGGCCGAAGGCAAGCCGGAGCCCGCCGCGCCCGCCGCCGAGGCGAAGACGCGGAAGAAGACGGTGCGCGAGGACGGGACGATGTCCGGCCTCGACGCCGCCGCGAAGGTGCTCGCGGATGCGGGCGAGCCGCTCAACTGCAAGACAATCGTCGAGCGGGCCGTCGAGAAGGGCTACTGGAAGAGCGGTGGCAAGACGCCGTCCTCGACGGTGTACGCCGCGATCCTCCGGGAAATCCAGAAGAAGGGCGACGCGTCCCGGTTCGTGAAGGCCGAGCGCGGCATGTTCAAGATCAAGGCGTAGCATCGGACGATCCTCCGATCCGGCCAGCCCCAGCGCGGGAAACCGCGTCTGGGGTCTGGTCGGTCATGGCCTCGGGCTCCACGAGCACCACCGGTTTCTCCATCTCCCGCGCCAGCGCGATCTCCGACTGCACGCCGCGCGATTCCCGCCAGCCGTCCAGCGTCAAGACCCACATCTCGGAGCAGATCTCCAGGAACGGCCTGTCGAACCGCTGCCAGAACACCCAATCGAGTGGGAGATCGTGCGCGGCGATGGCGTGCGAGTGCGCGATGGGCGAGAAGACCGGAATCCCGCACCGGAGCATCCCGGCCGCCTGGCGGCAGACGGCCCTGAAACGCGTCTCGCGCACCACCGGACAGGGATGGCTGTATGGACTGGCGAGGTAGATCATTGAGCCACCTCCGCCGCGACCCGCTCGGCCTTCTTCCCGGTGAACTCCTCCCAGCGCTTCACGATGACGTCGCAGTAGAGCGGGTCGAGTTCCATGAGGTACGCCCGTCGTCCATTCCGCTCGGCCGCGATCAGCGTGCTGCCGGAGCCGCCGAACAGGTCCAGGACGTTCTCGCCCGGCTTGGAGGAGTAGATCATCGCCCGCTCGGCGAGTTCGACCGGCTTCTCGGTGAGGTGCACCATCGACTGCGGGTTGACCTTCTTCACGCTCCAGACGTCGGTCGCATTGGTGATCTCCGGGTTGAAGTAGTGCGCCGCGCCTTCCCTCCAGCCGTAGAAGCACCATTCGTGGTTGCCCATGAAGTCCTTCCGGGTCAGGACCGGGTGCTCCTTGACCCAGATGACCATCTGCGAGAAGTACAGCTCGCTCTCCTTGAGCGCGTTGGGGTAGTTCCAGATGTTCGTGTAGCCGCCCCAGATGTAGAACGACCGCCCGTCCTCCAGGACGCGCCGGATGTTGCCGAACCACGCCCGCAGGAGCCGCGCGAACTCCTCGTCGGATATGAAGTCGTTCGCCAGCGGCCGGTCCTTGGGCCGGAGCTTTCGGGTTGTCGCCTTGGGGAGATCGCTCCAGTTGCGGCCGATGGGGTGCGCGTCACCGCTGGATGACGCCTTGCGCCGGATGGCGATGTCCATGCCCTGCTGACCGATAGGGTGGTCGCCCGATGCGGCGATGGCGTTATTGCTGCGGCTGGCCACGCCGACGTTGTATGGCGGGTCGGTGTTCACCAGTTGGACTCTCCCTCCGTCCAGGAGCCGGTCCACGTCGGCGTCCTTGCTGGAGTCGCCGCACATGAGTCGGTGGTTGCCGAGCACCCAGATGTCGCCCGGTTTAGTGACCGCCTCGTCAGGCGGTTCCGGGACCGCGTCCGGGTCGGTCAGCCCGTCGGTGCCGCTCGCACCGAGCATCTTCTCCAGTTCCTCGGACGAGAACCCGAGCAACTCGAGGTCGACGTCCATCCCGCGCAGTTCCGACAGTTCGATGGGCAGGAGGTCCATATCCCAGGACGCCAGTTCCGCCACCTTGTTGTCTGCGATCCGGTACGCCTTGATCTGCGTCGGCGTCAGGTCGGTGGCGACGTGAACCGGGACTTCCTCGAGGCCCAGCTTCTGTGCCGCCTTCCAGCGGGTGTGCCCGACGATGATGACGCCGTCGGCGTCCACCACGATGGGCTGGCGGAATCCGTACTCCCGGATCGACCGGGCGACCGCCTCGACTGCGCCGTCGTTGTCGCGGGGGTTCTTGTCGTAGGGTTTGATGTCCGTCGTCTTGCGCTGCTCAACCTTCATGGCATGTGCTCCTGTCGTTGTGGCCCCGGCCATCCGGGCCGGTGCCGTTGTTCGAGAAATCCGCCGGGTTCGCGCCCCGTTCGCGCCAGGTTGCGCCAGGGCGCGACCCTTCCACCGAACCGGCCAAACCTACGGACCCGCGTCCCGGACGCGGCGTGGCGCGAACCTGCGCGCTTGCCCGCCATAGCCTCGGCGACGGCGGGGCCCCTGGCGTCGAACCGGACCGGCAAAACAAACTGTCATGGACAAGGCGACTGTTCCCGCGCGCGTCTCGGCGCTCGTTGCCCGGCGGAGTACCTAACGCATGCCTGCCATGTTTCACCGTTTCACCCGGGGGTCTCATACACACACGCGGGCGGGCGGCCGGGTGATACGCGGGGGGATGCGGGTGAAAGAGAGAAACATGGAGAGAGAGTTCTTCTTTCCCCTTATATTCCTGCCTTTTCTGCCCGTCCCATGTTTCACCCCGCGACGGTGAAACGAGGGTGAAAGAGAGGGAAATCAGACCGACGAGATAGCCGACGATCCTCTGGATGACCCACGCCGCGTTCACTTTTCACCTCCATCGTTCACCCCGCCCACGAGCCGGTAGGATCGGAAGTGCGCTCCGGGCCGGGGCGTGGTCACGATCTCGACCTCGCCTTGTTGTCGAAGCGTCTCGATCAGGACGGCGAAGTTCTTCGCGTCCATCTTCATGCGCTTGAGGAGTACGCTGTGCGGTAGTTCTCGTCCGGGCGCGCTCCGCAGTTTCTCGACCGCCCGCAGGCATTCGGCATGGAACGGGTTCTCGGCGACGTGGCCCGCCGCCATGAAGAGCATCCGGCGGGTCTGTTGCATGACAAAGCGGGTCGCCCACTCGACGGCGGGCAGACCGATGCGGGGAGCCTCGTGGTTCTCGCTGACGGCGTGGATCAGCGCGAGCTTGCGGGTCTGCTCGCTGACACGGCCCCAGACCGTTGTGCCGACGGGATCGCCCGCGCTTTCGGCCCTCGCGTACTCGTCCTCGGCCTGCTCCCGCGTCTCGATCAGCATGCGCCGGGCGTCATCCGTGTGCTCGACGACGACCGGGACGGGGTGCCAGTTGTCGAGGTTGCCGGAGCCGGGCCGGAAGTCGGCCCACCACTTGGCCGTGGCGATGACTCGTGGCGGCAGGTCGAGGATGCGCGGTTCCTGTCCCTTCGGGCGCGGACCGCTCTCCAGGATGATCATGCGGGCGAAGAACCCGTTGGTCAGCATCCGCTCCGAGAGCGCCTCGTAGTAGTGGTTCGGGATCGCCGTGCCGAAGATCACGAGGCACGGCTGGTCAATCGAACCGGGCGACTCCTTGCCCGCCTTGCGGCGCATGGGAAAGACGCTGTTGGCGGCCGAGTACATGGTCAGCAGCGTGCCCATGATCGCCTCGTGCCGGGCGTCCTTGGCCTTGTTGATCGACTGGAGCATCCCGTCGATCTCGTCGGTCTGGAAGACCATGCACGGCTTGAGGAAGAGCGCGTCCTGGACGCCTTCGCCCGAGGCGAACCGCTCCCCCAATGCGTCGGCGATCCCGATCTCATGCGCGATGCGGATGTTGACCTTGCGTGGCCAGTCCTTCCCGGCCGCCGAGTGAGCCAGTCCGAGTAGATAGATGTTCGTGCGGTTGTCGCCGGGATCTCGCACCTTTCGTCCTGCCAGAAACGCCTGGAGCGCCAGCGCGCCGCTAAACGCCATGACGGTGTTCGGGTACGGGGCCGTGGCGATGCAGTGGTCCATGACCTCCGAGATGAAGCCCGGCACACGCAGCAGCGAGTCGGGCATCGGCCCGGGATCTGGCGGTCCGGACGGCGGCTTCGCATCGTTCGCGCCGACGGTCACCGTTCCGGCCTTTGTGAGGATGCCGGAGAGGTCCACGTCCGACGGGGGTTCAAGCGTGTCGGTGTCCCGGAGCCAGCCGAGCGGTCGGTCGTGCGGTCTGGACGCGGCGTCCTCGACCTTGTGGCGCAGTTCGCGTTCCGACCACGGCGGTTGGCAACGCGGGTTGTAGTGGGCGAGTAGAAGCGCCAGGGCGCTTTCCGGCGCGAGGCCGAACCCATGCACCATCGCCGTCGCGGCGGCATAAGCGGCGTTGTGCCCGCCCTGACCGCTCACGGACGGCGGCATGGCATCCAGATAGGCGACCGCGCGGCGCTCGACGTCGTCGGTGCGCGGTGTCGGTGGCAGCGACGGTGCTAGCTTTCGCGTTCGGGCGGTGTCCAGAATCTCCACGAGCCAGGGCGGCGGCTCCGGCAGCCGGTCGGGCGACGTCAGGAGTTCAAAGCCCTCGGCCCAGCGATAGGCTTTCCCATCCACGACTGACGGCGGCGCGACGATGTAGCCGCCGTGCCCGCGGGTGTCCACCTTGGGCGCGAGCTTGCCGCTCGAGTTACCCCAGGATTTCCCAGCCGGTTGGCGGAAGAGATGATGCCGCCCGCCGCTCGGTGTCATAGACAAGGGGGAGGCGGCCAGTGTCTGCTGTCGATCCGGCTGATCCTCCAGCCAGGGGTTCTCCTCGCCATCCACGTCCACGACAATCAGACCGGCGGTCGCGAGCCCGATGTTCGCGTTCGGACGCTTCTTCCACCAAGCCGTGATCCGGGCTTCGTCGGTGGTCGCGTCCTTGCAGCCGTGCTTGGTCGCCGGGACCTTGCCGCCGGGCAGGCATGGAAAGACGGCGTAGCCCAGTCGGGCATACGCCAGGGCCGATTCGAGAAGCAGACCGTCAGAAGGGGAGATCGTCATCGAAGACCTCCTCTCCACCGGCGGTCACCGGGACCGGCTCCTCTTCATCCCAGCCGGGCTCGCGATAAGACGGCCTCTCGTCGAGTGCGTAGCCGACGATCCGGTCGTACTTTTCCCCGGCGACGCTGCGCACCGTGATGGACTGCGTGTTACAGAGCGCCCCTGCCTCGGCCAGTCGGACCGCTTCCTCGGCGCTGTCCGGGACGGGCACGTTCGAGCGCCGCCTCCACCAGGATTCCGCTTTCGCACGGGCGTAGCCGGAGTGCTCGACGCAGATCCACTCCGAGATGTACCGCTGCCAGCCGATCCGATACTCGACGCGCATGGTGCGCGGCGCGTCCGGCGGGGCGTCGCGCTTCTCGTGGACGCTGTAGCTCACGTCCTGGACAGCGTGCTCGGCGATCTCGACCTGATCCGAGAGGATTCCGGCGGTGCCCGCCTTGGCGTCGTGCATCCGCCGTTCGGGCGGCGGGAAGACGAATCCGCACTGGGGGCACGTCGCATACCCCATGGCAATCAGCGCATTGCACTGCGGGCACTTCTTCGCCGGGGCCTCGCCGTCGCCATTGTTTCTCCGGTCCGCATCCGTGCGGATCGCGTCCACGGGCCCGTGCCGCAGCACGTTCCCGCCGAAGTCCAGGATCAAGCAGTTCTTCTTGCTGTCGCAGAGCCGGAAGCCGCGCCCGGCCATCTGGTAGTAGAGCCCCGGCGACATCGTGGGCCGCAGCATCGCCACGCAGTCCACGTTCGGCGCATCGAACCCGTGCGTCAGGACGTTGACGTTGACCAGGTACTTCACGCGCCCGGCGCGGAAATCCCCGATGGCCCGGGCGCGGTCCTGGTCGGACGTCTCGCCGAAGACCGTCTCGACCCGAGGCTCGGACCGGCGCAACACCTCGGCGACATGCCGGGCGTGCTGGACACCGCTGGTGAAGACCAGACACGAGTTCCGGTCGCGGGTGTATTCGACGATCTCCTTACAGGCGGACTCGACGCGCTCGTCCTTGTCCATGAGCGCCTCGACCTCGTCCGCCACGAACTCGCCGCACCGGACATGCAGTCCACCGGTGTCGACATCCTCGCGTCCGCCCTTGGACACGAGTTGGCAGAGGTAGCCCTGGACGATCAGCTCACGGACGCCGATCTCGTAGCAGACCGAGTTCAACACGTTGTCCGGCCCGCAGATGGGGCCGGTCGTCATGCGGAACGGGGTGGCGGTGAGTCCGATCACCCGGAGGTTGGGATTGATCTTCCGGGCTTCCTCCAGGAACGTCCGGTACATGCCGTCGCCGTCCGGCGGGATCATGTGGGCCTCGTCCACGATCACGAGATCGAAGCGGTCGAGGTCGCAGGCGCGCCGGTAGACGCTCTGGATGCCCGCCACGATGATCGGGTGCTCCGTATCCCGGCTCTTGAGTCCCGCCGAGTAGACGCCGATCTGGTGCCACATCTCCGGCGCGACCTGCTGGAGTTTGTCGAGGGCCTGTTCCAGGAGTTCCTTGACGTGCGCCAGGATCAGGACGCGGCCGTTCCAGCGGCCGACGGCGTCGCGGCACATTGTGGCGATCACCGGCGTCTTGCCTCCGCCCGTCGGGATCGCGACCACCGGGTTGTCGTCGTGCTCCCGCAGATGGGCGTAGACGGCGTCCACGGCGTCTTGTTGGTATGGTCGCAACTGCATCATGTGGGTTCCGGTTCATTTCCGATCACGTCGAACCTCCCGTTCGGGCCGGGACGACATCCATCAGCGGCTCGATGCGGACGATGGTCATGCCGCCGGGAACGCAGCCGCGCTTCTCGATCTGGAGTCGCACGATCTGGCTGTCGTCCCGGTAGACGCCTCCGTGCTGGAGCGCGTCGAAGAGGCTCTTCTGCACGTTGTCGATGTCCCGTCGCCGGTGGTCGGGTGGATAGACCTCGACCTGGACGGCGATGGGTCCGTCGAACGGCCTCGGGCGCGTCGCCGCGAGGACCGACAAGACCCGTTCCCGGAATCTGCGGCCCTCGCGGCTGATCAGCGTCCTCGGCCCCACGCGCCGGTAGTAGTGATTCACCGACGGCGGGTACGGCAGATCGAACTCGATCATCGGCGCGCCCAGGGCGGTGTCTGCGCGACCGCCTGCTGAGGCTGCCCCGCCGTCGCTTCCTTCTTCGCGTAGCCCTTGACCTCGTTCGTGATCTCGCCCGTGTCCTCGCGCTTCTTGCACTTCACGGTGATCACGAGCGGCAGGTTGTGCAGCTCGCACGAGTCGTTCGGGGCCATGACCCCGACGGCCCGACAGATGGCCGACAGTTCGCCCTGGGCGATCTTGACCGCGACCGCATTCGGGTTGTCGAGGTTCAGGCGCGCCCAGAGGTTCCGCCCCTTGTACTCGCCCTCGACGATCTGGAAGGTCAGTTCCAGATAGTTGCCGGTTCCGGCTTTGGTCTCCTTCATCCCCGAGTCGGTGATGATCGCCAGGTATTTCCCGGCCGGGATGGCCTCGAAGTCGGTTGACGGTTCCACGGTGCGGGCATCGAATCCTTGCAGGTTAGCCATTGCTCTTTCCTCCTTTGTTGACGGCCGCGACGACGGGCGTCGCAACCAGATGTTTCGCGTAGACGTTCCAGTCGAGCGGCAACTCGTCCGGCAGGTTCAGACGGTTCTTCGCCACATGGGCGGGCCGCTCGGACGTGCGGATGATCCGCTCGCCGGTGCCGATGCCCTGGGTGCGCGTCTGGCTGAACCCTTCATCGAGCTTCTTCGTGAAGACCTTGTAGGTGGCGAACAGAACCTCGTCGCACCACTCCTGGACCACCGCCGACGCCAGCTTGTGCAGGCGCGGGACATAGCGGTCGTAGGTCTCCGTCTCGGGGTTCTCGAACTTCTCGATCTTGGCGTGTGCCAGCAGGATGACCATCATCCCGCGCTCGTTCCGCAGGGCGTTCAGTCCCTCCAGGAACTCGCGCCACTGGGTCAGCGCCAGGACGTAGCCCTTCGCGTAGGGGATGTCCTCGATGCTCTCGACCCCGCGCTTCTTGCACACGTCCGACCAGATCAGCCGCTCGAGCCAGTCGAGCGTGTCCAGGACGACGGTCCGATACGCGTGCTTTTCGGAATACAGTTCCGACAAGGCCGCGATGGCCTGATCGAACGTCTCGGCGAGCGGGAAGCGGTCGCAGTCGATCTCGCCCAGGCCGTCCTCGGTCTGGATGAAGATGGGCTTGTCGCTCATCGCCCCGAACGTCGATTTTCCGACGCCGTGGGTGCCGTAGAGCATCACCCGGCGTGGCGCGGGACGTTTCCCGCTTTGGATTTGACCGATCAACTTCATGCGTGCGTCTCTCCTTTCTGGTTTTACAGGTAGTCGAAGGTGCGGATGTTCTCGTAGCCGGTCGGCCACGAGTCCGTTGCGCGGCACTTTGCCAGCCGCACCATGGCCTGCTCGTTCTCCTTCTGGGCTACGGCCAGAACGTTCTGACCCATGATCCAGACGCCGGTGCGGAAGGGCTCCCGCTTCTCGACAGCGATGATGAAGACCGGGACGGACTCGCCAGTGACGGCCGCCAGCATGCTCCGGTAGAACGCGAGCTGGTGCGCGTAGCCGTAGGACTTCGCGTCCATCTCCAGCCAGTCGAGGTTGTCGCAGGTCTTGAGGTCGACCAGCCCCCGGTCGGGGTGGACCCAGTCGAGACGCGACTGGCATGCCATGCCGATGTACTCGATGCGCACCACGCCCTCGGCGGTCCCGTCGGCGAGGAGTTCAGCGGCGTGGTGATGCGCCTTCACGCTGGCCGCCATCTGCTCGATCAGGACGTTCTGCTCGACTGTGATGGCCGGTTTGCCCTGCGCCTCGGCCCATTCCTGGTACGCCTTCGTGCGCTCGCCGAAGACCTCGCCGGTCTTGGGGTTGACCGGACCGCCCACGGCGTAGCGCCTCTCGAAGACCTCGCGGCCTTCCAGGATCAGCGTGTGCGCCGCGCGGCCGATCTGGTAGGCGGGCCTATCCTCTTCCTGGACGAGCCCCAGTTCCTTCTTGTGGAAAAGCAGCGGGTTCCTGCGGAACTCTGCCAGCCGGTGACTGGTCAGGTGAGTTGCCGCCTTCGCCCGATACACATCGTCCGGCTCCGTGATCAGGCACGCGGTGGTGCGGGTCGGTTCGGTGGTGGTCGTCATGTCGTTCGACTTTCGTTTGAACAGGGTTTCTCGGATGCTCATGTCGTCACCTGTTGGGGTTGGGGCGCGGCGGCCGGGGATGGCCCGGCACGCCGCACCTTGACCGCCGACTCGCCGAACTCGCGGATGGCGAACCCGGTGAAGATGCGGCAGATGTCGCGCCCGACCGGCGTGCTCGCGTCGATCACGCTCGCGCGCTTCTCGGCGTCCACGCAGTAGGAGGCGTCCATCCGCACCCGCGACTGGCCGTGGAGGCTCTCCACCGCCAGCACCGCGAGCAGCAACGCCTCCTCGACGTCCTGCATCCTGGCCGTCGGCCCGAACGTGTATCGGTAGATGTCCTTCGTCATGGCTTGCGCTCCTGAAAGAGGCCCGCGACCGTTGTCGGCCGCGGGCGTTGTGCCGATGCTGCATACTTACCCGGCGGCGAGCCCAGATGACGGATGCCGCTCACAGGTATTCCCTCAGCCCGGCGTCCTCGAAGAGGGACCGGAGCTTCGTCACATGGTCGTGGAGGGTGGTTCGCGGGACGCCCAGTTCACGCGCCGCGTCCGCGATGGTGGTGCCGGTCTTGAGAACCTCGCAGAGCCTGCGGAGGTGATCCGGCAACCCGGCTAGCACCGTCCTCAGGTCCACGAGGAACGCCATCTCATCGGCACCGGTGCGGTTGTGGGTCGCCACGACGGGATCGATGCTCTCCCGCGAGACGAGATCGCCGCGCTCGATGCTGTCCCCGTCTCCGTCCTCGATGCTCTCGTTGAGCGAAAACGCCTCGCGGCGGTAGTCGCGCATGTCCGAGGTGCGATGACGGATGATCTTGCTGATCTTCCGTTCGATGATGCGTGCGACAAACGTCTTCTGCGTGCCTTTGTTCGGATCGAACTTCGGCATACGCGCAATCACGTCGAGCATCATCTCCTGTTCGAGATCATCCCGGTCGGACTCGGTGAACCCCATCATGCCGACGAGATGCCTCGCCTTGTGCCGGATGACTCTTGCCGCGTACTCATTGACTCCCTGCTGCTTCTGACTGGTCTGCATTGCTGTCTCCCCTGGCCGGGGAGGCAGTCGCGAGTGCCAACCATGGCAGCGAGCGGCCTGAGTAGAGGCTGCGTGAGTTCGCCGTTAGGCGGCACCCACGACAACCCCCACTGTCTGGCCGGTTAATCGTCTGGTTCCGAAAACTACTGATGATCGTGATGCGGGGGCCGAACCCGGAAATCAGGCATGCACCTCCTCTCGGATTGCCATCAGGACCGGAATGCCGTGCTCGATCTTGATGGACTCGATGACCCCGTTTCTGATGGTGTCCAAGCTGGCGAGAAGCTCACTGACCTTGGCCTTCAGAACGAAGTCGTGCTTCGCGGCTTCAGGTCGCGGTCCGTTTTCGGCGAGGAACCTCACCAGGCGCACCCTCTGGGGTGGTGGCGTGAAGACCGGCTCACCGTCGCGGACATGAAGTCCTTCCAGGGAACCGAAGTTGGTCTCCTGGAGCACCTCGATGAGGCGCTGGCGCTGCGGTGAGAGAGCGGATTTCTTGACTGCTTGTGGACTGAACTCTGTTGCCAT